GTCGCTCTTTAGCGATGCCCCACAATGGGACACCAGGACCCTCGAAAATATTGTATTTCCGAGACTGGAAAGCTGAAGAAGATCAGACCTTCCTCGATGAGATAGAAAGAGAAGTCGAACATAGACTAATCTAGAGATCAGAGCTTATTTAGGATCATAAGGATTGTGTGAAGAATTAACTTCAGTCACCTAACTTAATATCTCCTAAGTAAGATAAAGACTAGACTTCGTTTATATTCAACAATGAATACAGTTCGAAGGACGTGTTTTAGATCCAATATTAGAAATCAAACTGACGAGTCAGTTGATCAATAATATCGGTTCTAATTAACGAACTAAGTTCTATATTCAAGTTGGACTTACATAACCGAAGTTAATGCCAAAGTTCATGCTCATGCGACACGTTGGATCGAAAGAGAACTAGTTGTAGCAGGAACCGTTAAGGTTCCTGATGCAGCTACCAATTTCGCTCGAACGCCGAAAGTTGTGGAACCTGAAGAGGTGACCACAAACTGGTACGCTACTTGTCGATCTTCTGTTTGACCAGACTGAGGAGTAGTTGCGTGATAATAGACAAAGTCTGTTTCAGCAACACCATCAATCAAGGAGTCAACAGTAAAATTGACAGCAGCACCATTAGTTGTAGCGATACGGAAACCTACCACCCCAGAACATAAGAATGTTCCAGTGGATAGAGTTATCGTACCACTAGAGTCAGTGAGTCCCAACCCATCATAGGTTGGAGAATCCCAATCAACAAGAGCAGCCGTATTGGTTGTTAGTGACTGGGCACTGCCTCTTCCATATAGAGAAAGAGAACCGACATTTGTAGCTGATGCAGCATTAGGATTCTGAGGGATATGAAGTTCAACTTCATATTCCACCCAAAGTTTCCCAATAGCTGAAGTATCAGCACAATCGACGGTACAAACGAACAATTGACCCGCATCGTACGTCTTCAAATCTGAAGAAGTAGGAAGGGTTCCTGTTCGGATGTATTTCCTTGGACCCATAGGGAACATATCTCCAACATTAAATGTTAGAGTTTGATCCTGCCATGGGGTATTTTCAATTGCTCCATTCATCTGCGAAGCTAAAAGCTCAGTAGATGGTGAAGAATCCAACGCATCATATTCTGGTGCCATTAAAATGGAACCAATATAACTGGTTGGAGCTCGGGTAATATATTTAAACGATAACCGATTAAATCGATATTGTTCATATGACCCGGCAATCGAAGATAACCAAGGAAAACTAGAACTAAGACCGGGGTTAAGAGAGAAAGAATCAACACCAAAGGTAGTATTACCATTGATAGTCGAAACTAACTCTCGATGCACGATCTTAGTCATCTTCATGGAAGTAACTATTTTCGGAGCCGACGATCGGTTTGCAATTGCAGACGCGACCGGAGCATTAACTTTATTCTGGCTTTGACGGGCCAGCTGACCTGATTGTTTATTTTTGTTCTTCTTTTGTGCCATTGTATGGGATACCACCCGGCAAAGGTGCGACTATACATCGAAGGAAGCTATGGGAACCACAGAGTGACCGTGTAGTCTGTCGGCATTTAGGTGCGAAAGCTGCCTTAATGACTTATGACAACTAACACGACCACTTAGCACGGAAGTATTAAGACCATGAATTTCTCCATGATCACCGTTTTGGTCACATTATTTCCTCCAACCCCATAGCCCGAACTACAGTTCGGGACTCTTGAGGCCGGTAGTATTCAACTCAGTGAGAGATTGAATACTACAAACCTGCAGACCAGGAGTATAAATTTCTTTCGTACTTAAACGGAAGATCCTATTTTGTTTCCACTTTTGACGGAAATCAACCTTAATTTTCTTTTTAGGAAACCTAAAAGAAAGTTTCGGACGATCAACATCATAAGGTCGAGCTAAAATAGGATATTTATACTCGCGATCTTCCAAAGGAAGAACCCCTCTGTTGTAGGGACCAATCATTGGTTGCAGACACAACTTCGGGTTATGTCGGAAGAGCAGAGGTTTCGTATAGAGACCTCGCTCCTGAACCAGTCCAAGACTGAATTTAGGAGGTCGCTCATCCTTCTCGACATAATCCTTTCTCTCTTTCTCTAGATACCACGCCCAACGACGTTGAAAAGATGTAATAACATTTTTCACTCCGACGGGTTTGTTAAAATTTAGACCTCCCCTTAAAAAGGGAAGAAATAAATTATATTCTCCACCTTTATCAGTACCACCTTTGGTAGCACGATAAATAGTCTCTTTATTATAATGCATGAATCTACGATGAGTTCGTTCAGGTTGAACCGAATTCGGAATAGTTTCATTGTAAAGTGCCCAAATTGGAGCATCTTTAGCAGTATCACGACCAGTCAATTTAGATTGACCAGTAAGTAATCCTGTATTAAGATATCCAAGAAATTTGAAATCTTTACCATTATAATTATAGAGTTGGGAATTAACAGTGAGTACCTTGGGATGAACATAGTTCTTCCCAAGAGAGAGAGAGAAACCCACACGGGTAGTCTCTTCAAGCCATAGAGAGTATAATTCAGGATTAGATCGAAATAAAATATCATCTCCGTTCACAAGAACAGGGAGATCTTCCATTTTAATCTTCTTCTTAGTATATCTCTCTAGTGCGATCCAATAACATACCAAGTTAATGGTACAGAGAATAGGAAAGGATAAAACCGATCCCATTAACTGACCATTAGTTTGGATGAAGCTCGAAAGAGCTCCTTCTGACTTCTTAACCATAACATCTGGATAATGAATCTCCTGTTCATATAGAACATCACGGAGTAAATCTTTATCTAGTTCTGAATAATTTGATTTACTTAAGGATGTTTCAAAAGCATTCTTAGTATACCAAAGATTCAGACCATCAGTTGCTGAAGAATAATCACCGGAAACCCAGTTTGGGAAATCTAAACCAAGTTTAGTTTCTCGATCTAGGAGACGATGAAGATCTGTAGGATCCAATGGACGGTTAGTCAGAGAGAATTGGGGAAACTTTGAAAGATATGACCAAAGGTCTTTCTGATAAAATCTGGAAAACCAGTATTTAAAAGAATCACCTTTAGTTATCAATCTAACTTTCAAAGGTTCACAAATCGCAGAAACTTTCACACTTGACGTTCCGAGACAGGCATAAGATCTCACCTCGTCTATTGAAGGTTTGTACACACCGTGTACTTCTTCAATATGACCAGGAGAGATTTCTACCATATCAAGGAGCGAAGAGAATGAAAGTTCGGATTGAAGAGTCTTTCTAATATACTCTCTCGCTCCACCTTCAGAACGAACTGCCTGCCAAGAAGCAGCAGGAGAAGCCTCGACTAGTCGAGGTTTTGAAGGATGGAATCTTTTGAAGAAACGATAGAAATATGTTTCATAGAAGAAATAATCTTCTGTGGAGACGACGGGCTTGATACTTAAAGCTGCCTTGTGTTTGAGCATTGATTCGAGGATAAAATCCTCAGATACAACAGCACATCCACGTTTGACACCTTGTAAGTATCCTGCCCAGAGTCGAGTATTTCTATTGTTAAAAGAAACAAGACGATTCTTAAGAATACGTCGAATCTTTCCTCGAAAGACGAGAGGGTTAGAAGAAAACCCGTCAGGAACATGGGGAAGTTCCTGGTGCAAGTACCTAGCCATAGGCCAGGCAGTAGTGTACTTCGCGAATTTAATAAAAGACCC